CCCGCCCGACGCAAAGGCCGAGCTGCTCGACCTGCTGCGCGGCGGCGGCCCCGCCCTCCACGTCGAGTACGTCACCGCGCTCTACCGCATCATCCACGACCTGGCCGAAACCCCCCGCGCCGCCTTCGGCGACACCGGCGGACGCGCCCTCTCAGGCGTCGCGCTCGAACTTGAGCTCGACCCGCTCATCAAGAAGACCAACCGTAAACGCATCATCCGGACGCACGCCTATCGCCAGCGGAACGACATGATCCTCGCGCTCCTCGACCAGTTCACCGGCTCCGCCTTCCGCGCCGCCCACCACGACATCACCTGGGGCAGCATCCTACCCACCGACCGCCAGCGCGAAGTCGACGACGAGATCGCGCTCGTCGCAGCCGGCGTCCACTCCCGCCGCTACGCCGCCGACACGCTCGGCGCCATCGACGACCCCGACGCCGAGTTCGCCCGCTGGCTCGACGAGCAGCGCCAGCTCCCCACGCCACCGACCGCCGCGTAACCCGGCCGCGCCGTGACCGGCATCCCACAGCTCCGCCCCTACCAAGCCGAGCCCGCCCGCGCCATCCTGAAGAGCGTCATCGCCCGGCGCGGCCTTACCTTCACCGTGCGCATGTCCCGCCAGGCCGGCAAGAACGAGCTCAGCGCCCAGCTCGAAGCCGCACTACTCGCCATCGCCAACACCGGCGTCATCCCCGGCGTCGACCCCACGATCGTCAAGACGGCGCCCACCTTCACGCCCCAGGCCAAGGTTAGCATCCGCCGCCTAAGCGACACGCTGCGCGCCGGCCGCATCCGCTTCAACTCAGAGGATGGCCACATCATCCGCGTCGGCCGCGCCCGCGCCAACTTCCTCAGCGCCGAGCCGAACGCCAACGTCGTCGGCAACACGGCCGGCCTCCTCCTCGAAGTCGACGAGGCGCAGGACGTCAGCCCCGACAAGTACGACAAGGAGTTCCGCCCCATGTGCGCGGCCTTCAACGCCACCACCGTCCTCTACGGGACTGCCTGGTCCGACGCCGACCTGCTTGAACGCGAACGGCTGGCCGCCGTCGCAGCCGAACGCGCAGACGGCGTTCGACGCGCCTTCGACTACGCCTGGCGCGAGGTCGCGCGCCACGTCCCGCCCTACGCCGACTACGTCGACGCCGAGCGCACCCGCCTGGGCGACCAGCACCCGCTCTTCTACACGCAGTACGACCTGCGCTGCGTCCCCGGCGCGGGCCGGCTCTTCTCCCCCGACCAGCTCGCCCAGCTCCGCGGCGAACACCCCCGACGCACAACGCCACCGCCAGCCGCAACCATCGTCGCCGGCCTCGACCTCGCAGGCGGCGCCACGACACCCGACGAGGCGGCCGCCCACGACCGCACCGTCCTGACGCTCGCGGCCGTTACGCCGGCCTCACCGCAAGAGCCCATCGCCGCCAACCACACCGCGATCCTGCATCACATCACCTGGCACGGCACCACCCACGACCAGCTGCTACCCCAGCTTCGCGACATCCTGCGCACGTGGAAAGTTCGCTCCGTCGCCGTCGACGCCACCGGCGTCGGCGAGACCATCGCTCGCATCCTCGAACAAGCGCTCGGCGCCCACGTCGTCACGCCCGTCAAGTTCACCCGCGCATCAAAGTCCGCCCTGGGCTATCAGCTCATCGAAGCCACGAACACCGGCCGCCTGAAGATCTACGCCGCTGACCCCGACGACGAAGACGCCGCAACCCTCTGGACAGAGCTGCGCCTGTGCCGGGCGAACTACCTCCCCGGCCAGCTGCTCGACTTCCATGTCGAACCAGCAGACGGCAACGACGACTACGTTGTCTCCCTCGCCCTTCTGGCCCACGCCGCCGCGAACGTCCACCCACGCATCGCCCGCGGGCGCTCACCCTAGCCGCGCGCCACGCCGGACTGCGCTTACACTCCTCCTCCACCGCAACCTCCACGTGTGCCGTCCGCTGCACCGCACGTCGGCCCGCCATTAACTCTAACGGGCGCTGCGGCGCAATTGAGGGCGGGCCTCCGTCGGGCGCTCCCGGCAGAGCGCAGCCGAGCGTCGCGCGCTCACGTCTCGCCACCACCACCGCCCCACAAGGCGCAGCGCGTGAGCGCGCAGCGCCACGACAGCCCACCGCCGCCCTCTCGACTCCCCCGCTCCGGCCTTCAGGCCCGCTAGTCGCTCGCGCACCGGCTCCACCCTACCCCAGCCACCCCTACGCCGCCTTCGGCCGCCTCACGGCGTCCTGCCAGGCCGCACCCCACGCCCGTGCGCTCGCGCCCGCGGCCTTCGGCCCTCCGCTCCCTCATCTCCACCACTCCAGCGCACGGCGTCGGCGCGGCCCGCTCCGCGGGCGGGCTTCGCCCTACCCGACGCCTTGCCGACGCGCTTCGTCACGTCCAAACGAATCGCTTCCGCCCCATTCGATTCGTTCCCCGAAATCTCCCCGTCCGCGCCTCTCACGCGCCCCTGAAACCGCTGAATCCACTGAACCGTTGAACCATTGAACGGCCGACGCTTCGCGCGGCCGGTAATCCGCGCGCCCTAGCGCGCGGTGAAAGCTCGCGCAGGCGCGGCCCTTGGCATTCACTTTAGGGGCGCTGCGGAGCCACCTGGCGCAAAGGTGGCCAGGCCCGCGCCCTACTCGCCCACGCCGTCGGCCGGCCGGCCGCCCTTAGAACGAGGCGCGGCCTGCGGCCGCGCATTGATCCCCCCGACCCCGCGCTGGCAGGGGGCGCCGCGCATTATACGCGGCCGGTTACGCGCCCGCGCAAGGAAACGCGGGCGCGGTCGCGCTCGCCAGGCCTCAACAACATAAAACCCCATCCGCCATCCAACCTCCGCGTCACGGCCGCGTTGCGTACCGGCGTTCCCCCTGCCGCCGGGGCGGGGGGTTGCAGCCTGGCCCTTCGGGGCACCAGAAAGGGGTTCGCCATGTCCATCGTCACACAGGTCTGCGGGTTGCTGGGGTGCGCCACTCCCGCCCTCTCGCCGTTCGCGTGTCCCTGCTGCGCGTCGGCCCGCCCGTCGCCGGGGTGCGTCCTCTGCCTCGCGTGCGCCATCTCGTGCCCGTACACCACCCTCGTTCGCGTCGGGCACCACCTCCACCAGCAGTTCGGTCCGTGCTCCCAGGGCGCCAGCCCTGGGAGGCAGGCAGCTTAGCCATGCTGCTCTTCACCACCGGCATCCTCATCGGCATCCTCATCGCCATCGGCGCGCACCTGGCGGGGCACGCGCTCGGGCGCCTCTCGTGGCGGCGCAGGTGGTGGCGGTAATGGCCAGCACGTGTCATCGCCAGTGCGCCCCGGCCAGACGGGTCCGGCGCACGTGCGCGTGCTGCGGTCAGGCCATCTCGTGGTGGCCCCGGCCGCTCTGTCAGGCGTGCTGGTTGCTGTGTCCGGGTCACCGGGCGTGCAGCCTCCCGCACGGCGTTCAGCTTTTGCTCGGCGCTGGCGGCGCCGAGCGCGACGGAAAGGAAAGGATCATGAACACCAAAGAGAACGCTCTCATGGATGACATAGTCCGACTCTCGAAAATTGCGGCGCAATTTCAGCGCGAGCGCGACGCCCTGCGCCAGCAGAACGCAGAGCTACGGGAGGCGCTGGAACATTGCGTGGAAGGACTGCGCAACATCGGTAAGCGTCTTATCAAACGTGATTGCTTCAACTGGAATGCACCAGTTGACGACCCATGCCCCTGTTCTCTGCACCGCGCCCGCGCCGCGCTCGACCATCACCTGAAGGGAGACCAAAGTGAACGAACCAACGCACTGTGAAATCTGCGGGGAACGCCTCACCGACCGCTGCTACGACACCGCCTCCTGCTCGAAGGAGTGCGCCCGGACCGCCCTCCTGCTAGCGCAGATCGGCCACCTCGCACGCGCCATCCTCGCAGCCTCGAAAAGCATCGTCGACCAGCTACCGCCGCCGTAAGGAATGGATCATGACGCGCACACCGAACGTCGACCAAACCCTGATCAGCATCATCGACCAGGCCGAGGACCTACGCGCCCTCGCACGGAACTACATCAAGAACAACGGCGACCAGGATGCCGCCTTCAACGTCCTGTTTGAAATAGACCGCCAGATCGACGACCTCATCACCTACCTCCAAGAAAGGACTGACCAATGATCTCTCGTGAAGAAGCACTCGCATCCATGCTCACGTTCACCGGCCTGCGCCGGAAGGCGTCGCAGCTGCGCGGCGCAATGGACAGCATCAAGGAAGACCTCGCGCAGTACATGACCGAGCACCCGGACGAACCGCTCGACCGCGGCGATGGCTGCGCGGCGAAGTGGACGAGCAAACAAAACCGCGTCATCAACGCGGCGCCGCTACCGGAGGACCTGCTCTGCGCCGCAGCCGAGGCCGGCCTCCTCTCAGTCGGCATCGAGAAGGTCACCGACCTACCGGACGGCCAGCTCAAGTCGGCGCTCCTCGCGCACGTCACCGTCGTTCCGGGCGAGCCCTTCATAGACATCAGTTCACCAACCTGGGGCGCCGAGAAGGCCGCAAAGAGCGTCGCCAAGGAAGTGGCCGCGAGGCCGGCGCCGGCGGCGCCCACCCCTATCCAGAAACCCCGCGAGTCGGCCCCTAAGCCCGCTCAGCAGCCCCAGCAGGGCGGCGCCGAGTGGACATGCCCGGTGCACCCAGACCGCCAGCCCAACGAGTCGAAGTGGGGCGGGACCTACTGCTCAGGGAAAGACGAGAACGACGAGTACTGCAAGTGGACATCGAGAAAGAAGGCGTCGTAGAATAGACCCGTACGGTGAACCCCGTTCACGGAGCGCTCGGGCGAAGGCCCGGGCGCTTCCGTCTACGTGTAGACCGCCACCACTACCCCGTCCGTCGCCTTCGTCTCGTCGAACAGCACCACCGCCACCTTCCGCCCAGCCACCATCTCCCCGGACGCGATCCCACGGTTCGTCGGCAGATCGCTAAGACTCATCTTCAGCGAACCCACAAGCGTCACGCGCGCCAGGTAGGTCCCAGCAGCGAACGCCCGCAACACCCCAGGATGCACACTAGCCGCCATCACCCGGCCTCCAACGACGACGATCGATTGATCCCCGCCGTCTCGTTGAAAATATTCAGGTTGCTCCCGGCCTCCACGAACCTCGAACTTCGAACTTCGAACATCGAACTCAGACGCCTCCCAGCTTCACGGTCTGCTCGTACACCGCAGGCCCAGCTCCGGCGCGCCGGAACCGCGTCGTGATCCCACGCACCCGCGCCTTCTGCTGCGCAGGGTTCACCAGCGTGTCCGTGTACGCCACGACGTCGTTCACCTCCAACCCGCAGTTCACCGGCGTCACCAGCTCTCCCTTGTCGGTGGCCAGCACCGCCTTCCGCAGCCGCGCCGACGCTACCGCGTCCGCGTCCGCTTCCGCCGTCTCGTTCGGGTCACGCCGCCGGTCCTCCAACGGCTTGTCGTGGTTCTGCGCCGTGAAGTCGAACGCCTGCCCCAGGGCGCCGTCACCCAGCACTTCGGCGACAGACGCCGCGTGCTCGTTCCGCGTCCGGCTCTGATAAATCGAGTGGTCGGTGCCGTACGTGTAGTCGATGCTGTCGCCGGCCAGCGGCTCGTTCAGCACCAGGCTCACGCCCACCGTAAACAGCACGTCCGGCATGATCGCCAGCAGCGCCTCGATCGTCGCCAGGTGCGCCAGGTGCGGATGAATCGTCCAGGTCAGGTTGAAGTTCGCGCTCCGGCTGCTGTTCCCAACGTTCACCACCTCCAGGCCGGCCCGGCCGGCCGTCCCCCGCGCGATCTGCGTCATCTTGCGTGACGCCACTACCATCGTGGTCCGTGGCCGGTACCGCCCCAGCCACAGGTCGACGCCACGCGTCTTTAACACGAAGAGTGACTTACCGCCAGATCGTCTATATTCCCACCCTTCGATGTACTGCCGCGGCGGCAAGCTCACGTTCGCGTCGTAGCCCAGGCCCAGGTTCACGTCGCGGTGCAGCGCGATCGGAGACGGAGGACCCGCGTAGGCGCCGCCGCTGTTGTCAAACACCAGCTCCGCACGCTGGTGCAGCCCGTCTACCTCCTCGATCGTCGCCTCTACCAGCGCCGCGCTCATGTCCAGCGACACATTCGCCCGCAGCGCCTCCAGGATCTGCGCCGGCCGCGAGTAGTACACCTTCGTCGTGTTCCAGGCTATCGCGTAGCCGTTCGCCGTGATGTTGTCCAGCGGCGCCGGGTCCTGCCACTCCCACTCCCCAGGCGAGAAGTTGGCCAGCAGCGGCAGCATCGTCAGGTACGTCCGCGTGTACGCGCCCGTGCCTGTGAACTTCTCCACAAACGTCACCCGCGTGGTGTCAGGCCGCGCGATGTACGGCGCCTGGAACGTCACCAGCTCGTCAGACTCCGCCTGCTGCTGAATGAAGAACGACGCCCAGGTGTCCACGCTCACGGCAAACCCGTCGCCCAGGATCAGCGACCAGAGCGTCGGCCGCAGCGTCGTCGCCTCCACCCCGGTCACGACGATGTGAAAGTCGCCGTTCAAGATCATGTCCACGCCGTTCAGCGAGCTCGCGGTCTGTGACCACGTCGTCGCGCCACCCCAGGCGCCCGAGATCCGGCGGACCCGGCGCAGGTTGTTGCTCTCTTCCCAGACGGCACAGAGGTCGCCGCCAGCCGTCTTGTACGCCACGCACACCGCCTTCGGCACCGCGCCCAGCGTGAAGATCAGCGTCTCCGCGCCCCAGCTCCCGCCCTGGTCCGTACTCTCCCGGAAGTAGAGCGCGGCGCCACGGTTGTACACCGCGATCACACGCGCGTTGTTAATCGCGTCCACCGCTATCTGCGCCCCGTCGTTGAACGCGTTCAGGTCGCTCCAGCCCCCCGCCACGCGCGTGCGCTGCGGCCGACCGCCGCTCACCCGCACCCGGTGCAGGTACGTGTTGTCCGCAACCGCGTCGTGTTTGTCATCCCCCTCGCCGTCCGAGAAGGTCTGCGTGAACACCAGGTGCCGGATGTTCCGCATGTTGTTCTCCACCACCACCCGCACGTACGGCACCCCGGACGCCGCCTTCTGTGCGGCCAGCAGCGCCGCAATCAGAGATCTCACCGCATCAACTCCATCACCCGCCGCTCAGTCTCCCGCAGATCCAAAACCGACACCACCACATCGCCATGACGCGCGATCCACTCGCCGCGAAGCTTCAAACAGGCGCCGCAGCTCGCCGGCCTGTTCCAGCACCACCGGCAGCAGATCGAGTAAACCCGCCCAGCCATCATCGACCGCGACCCTTCCTCCTACTCCGGCCCATCGCTGAAAATGCCCAGAACCGCATCTCAGC